ATGTTATTCGACACTGATTTTGGATCCAATTTATGAAAATAAAAAGTTTTATCCTGATTTAGAAATCGAAACGTTTGGTAAACATAAATTCGTACAAAACGTACCGAGTCTTATACCAAGTATCTTAACAGAACTTAAACAGTTTAGAAAACAAGCTAAACGCGATATGGCTAATTCGACGGGGTCTTTGAAAGAGATGTATAACGGTAAACAATTGGCGTATAAGATTTCTATGAATTCTGTATACGGTTTTACCGGTGCGTCTAAAGGTATGTTACCGTGTGTACCAATAGCATCTTCAACGACCATGAAAGGGCGTATGATGATTGAAGATACGAAGAATTACGTCGAGAAACATTACCCTGGAGCAAAGGTAAGGTACGGTGATACTGATTCTGTTATGGTTGAATTTGATGTAGGTGAACGTAAAGGTGAGGAGGCTATTAAATATAGTTGGGAACTTGGCGAACGCGCGGCGGATGAGTGTACAAAACTTTTTAAGAAACCAAATAATCTCGAACTCGAAAAGGTGTATTATCCGTATTTTTTATATTCAAAGAAAAGGTACGCCGCAAAACTTTGGACGCAAGGTAAAGATGGTAAAATGAATATGGATTATATAGATGTGAAAGGTCTTCAGCTTGTTCGTCGTGATAATACACCATACATGCGTGAAGTATGTAAAGAGCTACTCGATGTTATTTTGGAAAGTAATGATACGGCGGCACCAAAAGCACTTGCTTTACAACGTGCGGTTGAATTATTAGGGGGTTCTGTTCCTAATGAAAAACTTATACTTTCACAACAATTGGGTGATTCCTATAAGTCTGATAATTTACCACACGTACAGGTGCGTAATAAAATGCGTGATAGACAACCTGGTTCTGAACCACAATCTGGTGATAGAGTTCCTTATATTTTATGTAAAACATGGGATCCGCGAGCAAAAGCGTACGAAAAAGCTGAAGATCCGAAGTATGCGCTCGATAATAATATGGGTATAGATTATCCTTATTATTTCCTTAATAAATTTATTAATCCTGTTTGTGATTTAATCGATCCGTTATTTGATGATCCTAAGGAAGAGATATTTGGACAACTCATAAAAAAGTCTAAGCCCGAAAAGCGTAGTAGACTTTGTGATTACGATCCCAAACAGAAACGTATTTCTGACATTTTTAAACTTAAAAAATAGAATAGTATATGTAATAAGAGACCATGGATGATATAGATTGTATTTTTCATGAAACGTATGAAACGTACGAAAAAAATTTAAAACAAGCTATCCAATCAAAACTTATTAAATTGTATCGGGAATTATCGTCTCGGTATAATAACATGATTTTTACTGATTTTTCAAAAAACTGCCAATATGTAAATGAAGACAAGAATGTGGAAATGCCAAATATATTGAATGAACGCGAATATGACAATAGAGAATATTCTGATTGTATATCGGCTATGTTAAAACATACATATACTAGAATAGACAAAGTTATGTGTAAATCCTTAGAGCGTATATATAGAGAAAATAAGGGTATAATTAATTTAAAGTCGAATATCGATTTGATTCAAGATACTCATAAAAAATCACGCATGAATGGTATTTTATGTCTTGGTATTACTAATAGGGGTACCATATGTAGTCAGTTAGCTGTACGAAATATTGGAAAATTCCAATTTTGTAAAAAATGTGCTAAAAATGCAACCGTCGACGTTACACCTATTAAAACATGTCTTAAATATACCCACACTGGGACATCTACGTCTACTTCTGAAATCTCAAATGGAAGTGAGCATGAAGACGATAATCCATTACCGTTCGGTACAACGTATTAAACAAAGTTACTTAAAGTTATGGTTTATAGAATCTATAAGATGAATAGATCAAATGTATTATTGACATCTATAAATAAATTTTATGAAATACCTGAAAACTGTGATATATTAACACAAATATTAAATAAATCGGGTGGTATATCGTTACGAAATTTAGAATGGTTTATTACAAATTATTCTAAAAAAAATAATTTGACTTATAAGACTTGCGATGGTAAAATTTTTAGTGTTCACGTAGCATATAAATCGAGTTTGGATGGGTATAGTAAAAAGTTATTCGATCCGTTTTGTAGAGCGGATAAAATTACATATACTATACCGGGTACAACTAATGAAATTCATACTACTGTAGCGCAGTTAAATTTCATTAGATGGTGTATAAAAAACAACATAATAGATTACATAAAAGATCATAAGTTACAGTTATTTAATAAGCGCGTGTCATGAAACCATTTTCAAACGAAAGTGTTTGATAACCTACATAATACATATTAAGTGTATAGTCACTCGTTAATCCACTTGTCATTTTTACATCTAAAACAGTTCTATCAGATTTAAGTTGACTAAAATCTAAGCTTCCCGATGGTTCCACATTAACCGGATTCATCGAGAACGCATACGTGTATATATTTCTATATGGTCTAGATAAACGATTAGATAATGGTACGGTATATTTGAAATATTTATGATCAGTATCTTGAAATCCTGGAACATCCTCACCGTTTATAAATATTTTAGCGTTGACCATTGGTGCGTTATAAAATTCATTTATTATAGAATATTGTACGTTAGACGAAAAATTATACCTATTAGCAAACACGTTTGCTAATAAATTATTACCACCTGTGTGTATAGTTTCATTTTCAAACGCTTCTTGTCTGAAAAACCAATTAATACTTTTAACTGGTATTTTTGGAACAAGTTCGAGTTTAGCATTGGTTTCTCCGGCTGATATAACGGTAGACGGGTGTTTCTGTACTATATCGGTAATGAGAACATGTTTATTATTAGCGATGTACGAACGTTCACTATTTTCTAATGTAATTTCTTCAGTTACTATATCGAAACTATTTAATGTGATAGTACTCGTATAATCAGTAAAAAATGTTTGTGGTCTGAATTTTATTTCAAACTGGATTTTCTGTTTATTAATAGCACACGTTGGAAAATATGGTCTATTTGGTTTATTTGTTTCGTATTCATCACCTTCGTATTTTCTCGAGAAGAAAAATGGTATAGGTATAAACAATTTTGATTTAAACTGACTAAAAATTTGATTACCGGCCGACAAAGATGTATCTTCAGCTAAATTCCTGTTAACTGTGTATCTTTTTGTTCTTTTTTCTGATTCGTCTAAATAAAGTTCATCGTATATTATTCCCCAATCTGAATGAAATGTTTCTATGATTGTTTCATCTACACGCATTGTTATAGATTCAATCACGTGTCTACCAACCTGATCTGCGTAATAATAATCATTACCACCTCCGGATGGTAACCCTGGAAGTTCCATGGAAATATACATATTCGATAAAAGATCTCCCATATTCCTTGGGTTAAGAGTGACTTTAATGGTTTCACCAAATGGCCAATTTGCTTTAGCATTACCTGGTTTAATTATATTTGTACTTTTATGAAACTTTGTAAAATTAGAATGTTGTTTACTGTCGTAATTAAAGAATGAATTTGTATATTCGTTTTCTAACAAATAAGTGTCCTGTTTACCTATCGCATTTAGTGATAATATAGCGCCTGTATCTGGTCCACTTGTATCACACATACTACTTATTACAATACAATTTTTTAAATATCGTTATACACAATCATTTGTCTATTTTTAAAATTATTTGATACGTATTTGTGTAACGAATTGTACCATAATAGTAAATAATTTCTAGTCAATGATAAAGATGTTTTAGGTAATGGTTTACATTTCCCCGTTTCTATATTTCTTAACTCTTTTAAACTTGGTTTTTTTATAATTGTAAAACAAGAATAACATACACGATTTAATTTTAAACCATAAAACTTATAATACGTATCATTATTGTATAACCATATGGGATTAATACGTCTATATTTTCTAATGAGATCGCGAACTTCTTGATTATTCGATTTAATATATGGTCTTAACGGTGCGTTACAACCAAAACAAAATCCCCTGCATTTAATATACATAAAAGAAAAACAATTTATTCTTTTATGTACTATAATGAAATTAGACAACCAGATGGAACTCCTATTATAGGTATAAATTATGAAGAAGAAAGACCACCTGTGGTAGATGTTTTACATACTAACGAAACTCAACAAGTTCAACAACAAGAACCTGAATATCAATTATTTGATTCGCAAATGATAACTTGGTTTACTCTATTTTTAGTTTTAGCAAGTATACAATATACACTTATGTATGATAATGCAATAACTATACTTAATTGTTTAGCGTGTTTATTACCATTACATAGTATACAAAATAACAGTATATATGGTATTTTAGTATATACTATTTATGTTATGATTGCTATGTTAGTAACAACATTTTTAGGTCTTTATGAATATATTTGGTATTATGTTATATGTAATGGTATAATTATGTGTATTTATATAACCTCAGTCGTCAAATATATAAAATATATTAGGAATCAAACCCAAAACAGAAATCAAAATGAACACGTTGTATGAACAAAAAGATTTAGACATTGCCAGGGGTTTATATGAAAATCAGGATGAGAAATGTGAACGGTTTGCGAGAAGTATTCATAAACTCAGAGAGTCTCGCAAACAGTATGATGATAAAAGGGATAAATATAAAATCAAATTTATTGAAACTATTCCCGAAAAGAAAATAGAAAATAGAACAAAAACTAATATATGTGTTGCCATGACAATGAGTGGTAAAAGGTGTAATTTTAAAGCATCTTGTGGAAATTATTGTAAAAAACACAAACCTAAAATTTAAATATATTGTAATAGTAAAATGTTAGATCAGGAAACACTCAGGCCTGTTATAATAGCAATGGCACTTTATCTCGCACTTTCTCAGCTTATACCAGAACTCTTTAAAAAACCAACTAATATTAAATTGATAGATGATATAGTTGCAATGCTTATCGCACAAAGAGGTTCGCTTACATCTGGTACCATTTTAACTGGTATCATTGTTCTCGCTACGAATTATATTAACGACGAATTCTTGTAAAACATTTTCCTTACCCGTTAACATTCTTGTTTTTGGATGATCCATATACCTTAACTTCTTGTTATATGCATCTTCCATAAATTCCATGAGTTGATTTACATCAGGTTTACCCCATTCCATACCAGCTTTGTATAAAAAATCATCTCTTGGTAACTTTTGAAGTTCGCATTTTATTACGTAAGGTGTTTCTATATATTCAGTTGCGCCTCCGTAATCTGTTATAATCACTGGTTTATTTCTTATTGCTGCTTCTACAGCACCCATACCTACACCTTCCGACGATGAAAAACTTACGTAACAATCTGATTTATTATGTATATCTTCCATATATTCATCAGGTAGAAGATCGTTAATTATTGTAACATTTGGTATATTTATATTAACTGGCTGTTTACACGTTGCTTTAACAATTAACCGCGCGTCGGGTTTATTTAACCGAATGAAACATTCTAATATTTTATTGAAATTTTTACGTGGATCATACACGTTACCTATATGATAAAACGTATAAGGTCTTTTATCGGGTATGTGCGCGTGTAAGACATAAAAATGTTTAGTCGGGAATTGTCGTTTAAATACTTTTTTACAATATTCACTTGGTACGGCAATTTTATCGAATAAATCAAAAAGTTTACCATAATCTTCATGAACTGTTTCTGTTTCACATACGGTCATACACGTAACATGTTTTATCTTCTTTTTGATTTCGGGTATTCTATCTAACCAGTATTTCACAGGAAGCGCAAATATAAAAGCACTATCTGATTCGGGTATTTCCTGGTTTATTTCTATATACTTAGTGTATCCAGGATCAGGAAAAAGGTCCATATATTTTTTACAGTGTTGTCCAATTCCACTCAGGAGAGTTGGACCAATGAATAACATTTAGTATAAAGATTATCTTTCTTTTATATATATTACACGATGGACTCTGTTAGAGAAAAAATTACAATTGAACTTGCGAGATCTAAAATTCGCACTGAAGAAATTTATAGCATTATTAAAGATATTGCTGATCATATTGAACCACCTAAGGCCGTACCAGTTGCTAAACCAGCGCCAGCACCAGCACCAGCACCAGCACCAGTTGCTAAACCAGCCGCTAAGAAGATTGTTTCTCCAGCTAAAAAGGCTCCAGTTAAAAAGGCTCCAGCTAAAAAGGCTTAATAATAAGTTAAAACCTTGTTTGCATAGGCATATGCACCGGAGGAGGAATGTTCGTGCTTTTACGATTTATTAAATAAAATCCACCGCCTATTAATAAAATTACCGTAAAAAGGTAATAAAGTGGATATTTTTTCTTTTTTTCCTTTTCCATTCTATCGATATCCTCCTTATCTGGAAGTTTTTTAACGTTTACGTTAAGATCTTCAATCTTCCCGATAAGTTTATGTAAAGCTTCTAAAATTTGGACTTCTCTATTTATAGGTTTTTCTTTTACGTCTATCGTTGTAACTTCTAACGTCATAAACCATTCAGCGTCTGCCTGTAATGCGTTGTATGCATTATTTCCTCGTAATTCGTATATTTCAAAATCTAGTTTTTGTATGGATATTGGGTTAAATAAGTTTGTTTTTCTATTAAATCCTCGCCAATGTTTATCGTGTTGTAAATAGTTATTAGAACCATCGAAATGTCGTTCTAATGCTACGCGAGCAAATACCTGTCCTTTACGTTCATCGAGCATTTGAGCAGCTTTTGGTACGTCTTCACTTATTATGTCTATGTATTTGGCACCAGCACCTGTTCCACCTCCCGTGTTACCGACTTGTGTAACATAAAAATCAACTAATTTTAAACCACACACTTTACTAATATCAGATACATGTGTATTAGACGAAAGGTTAAGATCTATAGTAAATTTATTATTCGTACCCGTTACAAAATTTGAATCAATTGTTATGTACTGTACTTTTTTAGGTAACTCCTGGAGTGAAACCATCTTGTATTTATAATATAAAAAAATAAACGTAAATAATAGCATGTTTACATTTTATTCGAGCGTATCTCGTTTATTACCATGGAATAATACAAACACGTTAAAAACTGAAAATTCCTGTTCATCTTTATACCCTACAGTTACAGAAGTAAAAAAACAGTTGGATACAACGTTAGCCCCCGACTTTTCTAGAGATAAGATTGTATCAAAAAACGATGTCGGTGAGATTGTTATTTTAGAATATTCTAAACACGACAAAACATTCATTCATTACAGGCCTAAGTATTTCAAATATAAATAAAAAATTAAAAATAATAACAAATAAATGAAATGGATTACATGCACTTACACACCGACGAATATAAACTCGCGTTCTGTCAAGCGACAAACGAACTTTGTGAAGACGTTCAGAGGATCATATGGGAAAAATCTCAAAAATACGAATACGAAAATATCGTGTGTCCAGGAGCCCCGAGAAAAAACAGAGAAAGAAGAGATTCACAACTCCCAACTAAAAGACTCGAAACGTTGGTCAGAAAATGGAGAGAAAAATGGGGAGAACCTGACTGTTTCTAAATATAAATCAAGTATTGCTGTTATAACTATAATGAAAGGTGGTAAAACAGCTTATATATTGGTAGATGATTTAGAGATTGAAGAGATACAAACGCGTATTGAAATAGCTACAAATGGTTCTATGCGAGAGAAATTTGGATCGTATATTTTTTTTAAACACTGATAAAGAATTAAATAATTATATTAAATAAAATGAAAAGTGTAATAACAAATACAAATACTCGTACTTTGGTATGTTTAGCACCTAAAAATCGCCGTAAAGTTATGAAATGTATTAATAAACCAATGGAAGATGCCGAAAGAAGAGGAGGAGAAGCGAGTAAGAGAGAAATACATGATTCTCAGAAGAAAGAATCGAAACGTTTACCAGAAAATGTGAATAACCAGAACCAACTTTATAAACGCATGAAAACACTGGCTTATGAAGAGTTTTGTCACAAAGATTTCATTCACGAAGATTACGATGCGTATTCTTTGGTTCTATACAGAATAATGTTAAACGAATTGGAATACGAAAGACGTAATTTGAAATATACGACCATTTTTGGTGATAAATGGAGAAAATTATCAAAAGAAAACGATAATATTTTATATGAATATGAATTAAATAAAATTCAAACTCGTGTAAATGAATCTATTAATAGATGTGAAGAATTTCTCGAAAAAGAAAGAGAATTTAAAAAAAAATATTTTAAAGACGAAAATATAGATTTCGATAATATTATAGTATAAATACTTAACGAATAAATTGTAATATATATTAATAAATGTTAAATATAATAAATCCTATTCAAAAAACACTTAGAATTTCGTGTCCAACTAGAAGAAAAGAAGGTATATCAGAATACGAACAAATAAAGTCTAAAATAAAAAAAACGACTCTAAGATACGGAGCTGCTATTTCGACATATCATTTTATTTTTCATACGCCCGTTGATGGTATATCTGCGAGTGTTGGTACAATAGCGTCTTGTGTGTATGTAGAATCACTTTCATCCTATGTTGATAATATTGAAAATTCACAAGGTTTGAACAAAAGATTGTTAGTGCCTACGTTACTTGCTTTATCCGAATCAATGTGGAATTCATATAATTTACCCTTTGAATTTAATATGGGTGCGACACTTTTTGGATTTTTAGCGTATAAAATGGCTTTTTATCAGATAGTAGCTGAGGAATTATTAATAGACGATGAAGACCTAAGTGACATTGATACCATATAAATATTTAAAAATAAAATAAAAATAAAAATGTCTGTCTTTTATCAATTATTAAAAAATACTACAAGACTTGAACACGTAGAAGAACTGGACGATCTTTTTTCTAACGTTTTGGGTAACGAAAAAAAACTGGATATGGAAATTTGGGGACTTAAACCCGAGCATAATTTCCCTATTAAGTTCAATTCTACACTTTTCAATTATATTGGATATATCGGGATGAGTAAATTTATAGGACGAGATGATATTCGTTATATTGAATTTTTTCACGAAAATAAGGGATGTAATGGTATTATCGAACCGTTTATTGATATGGTCATAAACAGTTTATCCAAGGATAATGAAAAAGATATAATTGTTATCCCACGTGTTATTACTACATGTGACAGTGAATTATGGACTAAGTATTTAAGTAAATATTTTACTGATATCGAATCCGGTGATAAATTTGTTTTAAAAAATAATATATCTCACAAAAAACTTGAATGGAATGAGCTTACAAAAACTTTACCTTCTAAGCCCGAACTTGAAATACAACATATAATGAGTGATTAAAATTTAATCATACTTAAACGTTAGGAGTTTTAATAACATATACAAAATACAATGCCTTATTTAACACACGAATTATTAAAAAACTGTACCACGCTTTGGAAACTGGATAATATTAGTGGTTTATGTTCGAGTTTATGCGGTACAAAATCTGAAGTTTATGGTTTAAAAGCCGAATTTGGATTTCCCGCGCATCTTATACCAAAAAATACTAATAATTATATCGCATATATTGGTATTCGTAAACAAAAATTACACACTTCCTATGGACAAGCACATTTCATAACTTTTTATCACGAACCTAAAAAAAATGAGTACGATAGAAACCTTGGTATATTGGAATACATGTATAACATATACATGGACGAGAAGAGTTCTGAACTCGTAAACGACGAAATGTACGATGATAATGAAAAGGTCGGTGTTGAATTATTCCCGTATAAAATAACACCCGAAACTGTACACTATTGGAAATATACAATGGAAGATGATTGGCAAATAATGGATAAACTCGATTTGGACGATTTAATCGATGATTACGAAATTCGTGGACATGTGGATTGGATAGAACTTTACACTGAATTACCTGAAAATATAGATGATGATATTACAGAATTAGATGATTCAGAAGACGAAATGGATCTTAACGAAGAAGAGACTGACGATGAAATTGAGGAAGGTGAAATTATAAGTGATAGTGAAACCTAAGTAAACTAAGTATTAGATTTAAATATTAAAAAATAAAAATGCGCCCAAATTGTCCTTACGAGAACTGTTACTGTAGAGCTGGTAAGAATGGTTTCTGTTTAAAACATAAAGAAATAGGTGAAGCTGTGGAAGCTTTACTTTTATTATCAATTAAAAAATAAAAATCTTATAATAAGTAATAATGTCTGATGACGCGCTTCGGAAAATAATGACATTTATAGACGAACACGTGGATGAAATATCCGAGGGTGATTATTTAGACATGTGTAATAAATTACGAGATGTATATAGAAATAATACAACTAGACGTCGTCGTATTTTACCTACTAGTTTACAAACAAATCCCATGGATTCAATATATGAAAGATGTATGGTTTTGGTTAGAAAACGAAAAGAAATTCAAAAATTAATCAAACAAATAAAAATAAGATATCGTATAACTTCTCGTTTCAAAATAGAAGCACTTACTGCGTATTGTAGTGCCTTAAATTTACCTTTGTGTACTACTATAGAAGAGTTACAAAGTATTGGACACGCTCTTAATAGTCGAGAGTTTTTCGAGGATTATATGCGTATAATTAACGAACACTCGCGAGGTTTACAGAATGGGTACGTTGTAGAATTGGATAATCTTGAATTGGAAATGGAGAGAATTTGTGAGTTTATGAACGCAAATAATAGAATTATAGACGCGTTTTATGAAATAAACGTGGTTATACCAAACCTTAGTTGATTTATTGTTATTATTTTTTTAAGATATTAAAGATGGACGAACTTACAAATTTAATGCGTTTAATTGACTTGAATTCCGAGATAATACCTGAAGGACATTATCTCGAAATGTGCAATTCAATGAAAAAAGTACACGAATCTCTTTCAAATGTAAATTCAAGTTGTGATTCCGA